CGCCGGTCAGGGGGAACACCGTCGCGTTGCCGAAGATCGGGTCGCGCTTGCGGATCTTCTCGATCAGCTCGGCGTGCTCGGGCTCGGGAACAATGAAACCGCCCGCTCCGTCAGTCGTGCTTAGGGAGGCGTTCATGATCGGGCCGACAATGCCCGACCTGAAGTACGTCTTCCACTCGGCCGATACAGCCTCTTCGGGCGTCGGGCCGGGGACTTCGCCGCTCGCGGCGTTGCCGCGGGCCGCCATGGCGCGCAGCTCGACGAGCTCCGCGTCCTTGACCTGGCCGGCCGCGGCCTCGAGGGCGTGGATCTGCCCCATGAGGGACGTGATCTCGTCGCGCTCGTCAGGCGTGCGGTCTGCCTTGGCGGTCAGTTCGGTGACGCGCGCCTGAAGGTGCTTGGCGTCTTCCTCGAACTGCCGGTAATCGAAGTAAGCCATTGCTTACTCCTTTCGTATGAGCGATTGATAGAATCCGGGTGAGCACACCGGGTGCCGGTCCCGCCTGGCCTCCAAGGCCGGGGCGCTCGGAGCTTCCAAAGCATCCGCAGCGGTGTCTTCGGTGGTCGGGATCTCTGGCGCGTTGCGATACCCCAGAGCGTGAAAGTCGAAGCGGGCGAGGGCCTTGACCGGGGCCGCGACGCTGTCGACGTAGCCGGCGGCCACCGCCTCGGCGGCGGTGAACCAGGTCTCGGCGGCCATGTCGGCGGCGATCTTCTCGCGGTTGATGTCGGTCTTGCGTTCGTAGACTCCGAGGATGGTGTCGCCGACCTTGTCGAGGATGCCGGCCATCTGGCGCATCTCGGCGGCCGTGCCCATGGCGAAGCCGTAGGGATCGTGGATCATAAACAGGGCGTTCTCGGCCATCTCGACGTGGTCGCCGGCGAGGGCGATCACGCTGGCGATGGAGGCGGCGACGCCGTCGATGTAGCTCGTTACGGTGGCGGGGTGACGCTCCAGCGCGTTGTAGATGGCCTGGCCGTCGAACACGCTGCCGCCTGGCGAGTTGATGTGGAGGGCGATGTGGTCGACCTCGAGGGCGGCCAGGTCCGTAACGAACTGCTTGGCCGTCAGGCCCTCGCCCCAGAAGTCGGTCCCGATCTCTTCATAGATCCAGACCTCTGCGACAGCGCCGCTCTGCGCGACGATCTCGCACCACTTTCGCTCATTCATGGCGAATCCTCTCCTTCGGGAGTGGGTACCATAGAGTCTGCGCCCGGTGTCACCGGGTCGAGCGCGGCGCGAATGAAGCCGGCCACGTCGAGCGGCAGGCCGGCGAGCGCGTAGGCGTCGATCGCCGGGGCGAGGATGGTGCGGGCGAAGGCTTGGGTACGCTGCCGCCCGTTGTCGCTCTGCGCGCCGCCCGCTGCGTGGGCGCGGATGCGGTCGGCGGCGTCGCGCAGGAACGGCGCGAAGAGTGCGGCCGGCGGGGGCTCGGGCGCGGCCGGCGCGGGCGGGGGCGGCGCGGGCGGCGGGGGCGGCGGGGGCGCGGGCTCCTTGCCGCTTGCCGGCCCGGTGATAACGCCGTCCGCGTCCACGGTGCCGAGGTTGAGCTCGGCGAGCGGGAGGTCGAGGCCGGGCAGGGGGTTCATGTCTTCCTGGCTGCGCGCCTCGTTGCGCGCTATGATGCCGGCGCGCACGAGTGTCGCCTCGCCCTCGGTGCGCGTCTTGTAGTCGCCGCGCAGCAGGCCGTCGAGGTTGAACCTGCCGTAGTACGTCGGCGCCTTGGCGAATATCTTGTGGCGGACGACGCGCTCGGTGTTGACGCAGATAGGTGCGATGCAATGCTTCCCGAGCTGGAGGTCCTGCTGCTCGGTGTTTGAGTAGGTGCCGTTGGTGAGGTCTTGCACCGATGCCATCGGCACGCGGGTCACGGAACATATCTGCTGGAGCTGCCAGCGCAGTTGCTCGATAAGCTGGGCGTCCTGCATGGTGAGCTGGTTCTGCTTGTACTTGAGACCGCGGTCGAAGACGCGCAGCTCGCCGGCCCTGAAGATCCCGGCGAAGCCCTTCATCTGCTCGCGGATCGCGGCGAAGTCGGCGTCCTTGAGGGTGGTATCGGTCTCCAGGTAGCCGGGGAAGTGGTTGCCGTTGCCGAGGAGGCGGGCAAAGAACTGCTCGGCGCCGATGGCAACGCCGATGCTCTCGCTGATGAGGTCGATCAGGGACTTGCCCTCCCACGGCGTGCGCAGCACGGGTCCCTTGAAGTGCAGGAGGTCCCTGGGCCGATAGATGTCGGCCGGCGTGAAGTCGTCGCCGGTGTACTTGTACATGGCGGAGTGCGTCACGCGGTCGGTGACAAGTTGCGGCTTAGGGCCGTAGAGCGGCCAGATCTCGGCGGGCTCGAAGCCGTCCCATACGATGCGCGCATAGGCGTTGCCGGTGAGGTCTTCGGTGAGCTGCTTCCAGCGCCAGAACTCGCCGGCGTTCATCATCTCGTTGGGGGCGACGGCGAGTAGCCGGTAGGCGGGGTGCGCCTCGTCGGGGATACGGTCGCGGCCACGCTTGTAGAACACGTCAAACGGCAGGCTTGAGAAGGATTCGGCGCGGACGATGAGGCAGGCAAGGACAGCGGTGGAGCGTAGGGAACTCTCCTGGGTCACGCGGATCCCGCTCGCGCAAGTGGCTGCGAGCGCCCCGTAGAACGCGCGCAGCACGTTGTCGTCGCCGATGGAGTACTCTTCGATGTCGTCCTTGATAAACCAACGCAGCGGATTCCAAGTCACATTGAACGCTCCTCTGAGCCGGGTGTGGGGTCGCTGTCTACTCTGCCGCGGTTGTCACCCGCTCGTGATAGTACGGATGCCGGCGGTCGCGGCGAAGCTGGGGCCGGCGTCGACCTCGGCCTCGGCCAGAAAGACGGCCATAGCCAGGGCGATGGCGCCGTCGATCTTGTCGGCCCTGTCTCCTTTGCCGATGCGCCAGCCGATCGGCTCGCGTGGCATCTCGACGGCGTTGAGGATGTGGTCGCGGAGCGAGTCGCCGCGGCCGGCGCGGACGCGCCCCGTGCGCACGAGCTCGCGCAGGGTCGCCGAGGCCGGGCACATATGCGTGTTGGTCTGGTTGAACTCTTCCACGGGGATCCCGTGCTCGCGCTCGAGGCGCTGCATGAGCAGGAGTAGGCGGTTGGGGTCACAGGCCATGCGCACGACGTTGCGCGTCTGCCAGAGCGATGACAGAAACTCCTCGATCTCCATGAGGTCGTAGTAGCCGGTGTCGGGCGGGGGCTCGTCATAGATGTACGACTCGACGTGGTGCGTGCCTTCCTCGTCCCGGCGGTCGACCACGATGGCAAAGCAGTCGCCCTTGTTGGCGCCGTCGACGGTCACCACGCAGGGCTCCTCGGGCTTGATGAGGGGCGGTTCCTGGCAGCCTCGCCACTCCTTCCAACTGAAGGCGCGCATTGCCATGCTCGTCGTCGGCGCCCGGTTGAGGTGGTATCGCTCGAAGCTCGTCCGGGGGAGCGTGCGAAAGAGCTTCTCGAGGCGCTCCATGGTGATCCAGCTGGCCGGGTTCGCTGCGCGCCATACGGCGCGGTCCTCGATGTCGTCGCTGTCGCGGGCGGCGTGCCAGTAGACATAGGCGCTCGGGTCCTGGCGCCACTCTTCGAGGATCTCCCACCAGACGCCGCGGCGCTCCACGCCGGCGGTCGTGATCGCGATGAGCAGGGGGTTCCGTCGGCCGGCGGCGCCCGAGAGCATGGCGTCGATCATGGCCCTGGTCCTGTGGACGTGCAGCTCATCGATAACGCAGAGACTCATATGAAAACCCTGCGCCGCGTCGGCGTCGTGGGGCAGGCAGCGGAAGATGCATCCGGTCTCGCGGACGACGATCTCGCGACGGTAGACGTCGCAGGCGGCGCGCAGCAGGGGGTTGGCGTTGACCATATTGCGGGCGGTCTCGAAGAGGATCGCCGCCTGGATCTTGTTCTGCGCGACGGCGTAGCACTCGCCGTCGTGGACGGGCTCAAGGAACAGGTGGTGCAGGCAGAGCAGGGCGGCGATCTCGTCCTTGCCATTCCACCGCGGCAGGCCGATGAGCGCCTTGTCAAAGCGCCGAGTGCCGGCGCGGTCGACGGCGCCGTAGATGGGTAGGATGATCTTCTCGTATTGCCAGGGCTCGAGGACGAAGGGCTGGCCGGCCCAGCGGTCCTTGCGGTGCGTGAGCATCGACTCGCCGAAGTAGCGCACGGTGTCGGCGCGCCGGCGCCCGCCGACTCCTATCCGGGGGACCGACTTCACTTCGCCCTGGAAGCGCGCTGCACGCGCTCCACACGTTCGGCGATGTCGAGCAAGGTGGACTGGCCGACGATGTGCATGAGCCCGAGGCGGGCGCGCGCCGCCGGCGACAGCCCGAGCGTCTCGCAGAGCCGCAGGTAGGTGGCCGCCGTCTCCTTCTCGACTTTGAGCATGGGGTTTACAACCATGCCCCTGGGGCTCCCGATGAGGAGGTCCTGCGTGGCAATGATGGCGCGCGCCTGGCGGTTGCGGTGGGCGGCAATGACGAGCATCTCGACGAGCGGCAGGTCGGCCTCACGCAGACCCAGGTTGGTCAGCTCAAGGCAGGCGCGGCTCCAAGTCTCGCGGGCGTCATCGGGGATGCTCTCGGGCGGCGCCAGCTCGAGGCCGGCAACGGGCATGATCTCGAGCGCTTTCCCCTGACCTGTGAGCGGGCGGTGGCCGGTGTGCCGCTTGGCGCGGTTGGGATCTGGGAGGCGACCTTTCGTCATGGTCAAACGCCCGGGAACAGGTCGTCGATGCAGCGCGTGATCTGGGTCGCGGCGGCGTCGCAGCGCCAGCCAAGCGACCGCCGTGCGTGCGGGGCGACGCGCGCCAGAGCGCCGGCCCCGCCGCGCAAATCGGCGATGGCGAGGGCGATTTGCGCGTCGGGACCAGGCAGCGGGGGCAGCGGTGCAAGCTCGTAATCGAGGGCTCGGGCGAGCTCGAACTCGAGGCGGCGTGCGCGAAAGGCGGCCTTGCGGCAACGGTTGGAGCACCAGCGCCGCGGCCGGCCAGCGTGGTGGAGGTCGCGCTCGGGCAGCGGGGCCGCGCACCAATCACAGAATGGGAGATGGATCATGCCCTGAGTCTGACCGAGGTGTCACCCATTTCGTCCCGCGCGCGTCGGCCATAAGCGGCCACCGGGAACGGGT